CATTGAAATCACAGCAGGAAAGTACGCTGAACAAACAATCCGCGCAGCACTAGGTGATGAGTCAGCTCGTCAATACCTACGCGCAGCAGATGACACAACAGACAACGCAGGTCTTGTACCAACACGCCAGTTGTCAGAAATCATCAACCCACTCGGTACAACAATCCGTCCATCAATCGATGCAATCTCTCGCGGAGTGCTTCCTGATGCAGGTATGACATTTGAAATCCCAAAGATTACACAAATGCCAACAGTTGCAATCGAGCCAGAAGGTGACGCATTCAGCGACACAGATCAGAATGCTTCATTCCTATCAGTTTCAGTTCAAAAGTACGCTGGACAACAGACATTCTCTGTTGAACTTCTAGACCGTACATCTCCAGCCTTCTTTGATGAGCTAGTGCGCAACATGGCAGCAGCTTACGCAAAGGCAACAAACGCAGCAGTAAACGCAGCACTTATCTCAGGTGCTTCACTTGATGCTACAACAGTTGCAGCATATCCAACAGCAGCAGAATTGCTAGGAATTGTTGCACGCGGTTCAGCTTCTGTTTACGGAGCAACAGCAGGACTTCCAAACCCATTCGCTCGCAACATGGTCGTATCAACAGGACAATGGTCAAACATCATGTCATTGAACGACAATGGTCGCCCAATCTACACAGCATCACAGCCAATGAACGCAGGCGGAGCAGTAGCGCCTACATCACTCACAGGCAGCGTCGCAGGACTCAACTTATTTGTTGATCCTACAAACGGTGGCGATGGCGATGGAACAATCCTTATCGTGAACCCAGATGCTTACACATGGTATGAGTCACCAACATACCGCCTTCGTGCAGAATCAACAGCTAACGGATCAGTAACAATCGGTTACTACGGATTCGGTGCAATCGCAACTAAGGTTGCAGCTGGTGCGTTCAAGAACAACAAGGCATAAGTAACACCCTAAGTCGCTGGGAGTGGGGCGCAGCCCTTGCTCCACTCCCAGTCTTTAGAAAGGATTGCAGATGGCATTGACAACAGTTTCAGAACTCCGCACAACTCTCGGAGTCGGTACGTTGTACACAGATGCCGTTTTGCAGGAAGTGTGTGACGCCTCAGATGCAGTCCTACTTCCAATGTTGTGGGCTCCTAAATGGTTTCCTGTAGCGCATAGCAATGTTGTAGGCACAGGAACTTTATACTTTGATATTCCGGTACGAGAGATTTTCTATGTTGGTCAGACTGTAACTATTGCAAACTCAGGTACTAAATACAATGGTTCTAAGACCATTACAGCAGTTGAAACATATTCGATTTCATTTACAACGACTCACACAGTTGTACAACCTAAACACCCTATTGAGCCATTCGGTACAGTCACAGGCGAAACTTACACAGACTGGACAACAGATACAGCAGTCCAGAACGCAGCTCTTATGATTTCAGTTGATATCTGGCAGGCTCGCACAGCTACTCTTGGCGGCTCAAACTTGGTAGATTTTCAGCCCTCACCATACAGAATGTCCGCGCAGCTACTGGCGAAAGTGCGCGGGCTCATTGCTCACGCCCTTGATCCGCGTTCGATGGTCGGATAATGCCAGTTGCTCTTACTACTCTTAGAACCACGATTGCGACTGCTTTAGTCGATAACTCTAAGTGGCAAACCTTTGCATTCCCACCAGCAACAGTCTTAGCTAATTCAGTTATTGTTGCACCTGATGATCCATATTTAGAGCCTAATAACAATCAACACAACACTATTGCTCCTACTGCTAATTTTAAGATAATCATCACCGTGCCTTTATTTGATAATGAAGGCAACCTCAATGGAATTGAAGATGCCTTAGTTGGCGTGTTCAACAAACTCGCAGCATCTTCATTAGTTTATAATGTGGGTGCAGTAAGCCAGCCAAGCGTTCTCAGCGCAGCATCTGGTGAATTGCTTTCTTGCGAGATGTCCTTATCCGTTCTAACCACCTGGAGTTAATATGTCCGAATGGGAACTAGAGAATGAAGCCTTCCTGAAGAAAATCGGGCAGGTTAGCACACCAGCACCAAAGCCAGCATCTACTAAGAAAGACGAGGAATAATCCTAATGGCTGTATTTCTGAATAACAATGTCGGCGTTAAGATTAACACCGTTGATCTAAGCGACCATGTAACAGCAGTAACAATCAACCGTTCATTTGATGAACTCGAAGTAACAGCAATGGGTGACAACTCACACAAGTTCGTAAAGGGCTTGGAAGCATCTACTGTAACAATCGACTTCCTAAATGACACAGCATCAGCGAATGTCCTTGCGACACTTCAAGCTGCATGGGGAACGACAGTAACCTGCGTATTCCTACAGACAAAGGGAACAGCAGTTTCTGCTACAAACCCACTTTACACAGTTTCATTGTTAGTCAATAACACAACAGACATCAACGGTGCTGTTGGCGATATTGGTACACAATCAATCACATTTACTGCAAACTCAACCATTGCAGTAGCCACAACAGGTACTTTCTAAACAACTAAACAAAGGGGCACAGCATGGCAAAGTTAAAAGTAACAAGGGCAGATGGATCAGTTGGGGAATACCCAATCACTCCATTGGTGCAGTACGGTTTTGAGATTTACGCTAAGAAGGGCTTTCACAAAGCGTTTATCGAAGATCAGAAGCAAAGCGATATCTTCTGGCTAGCCTGGGAATGTATCCGCCGTTCGGGTGAAACTGTTAAGCCATTCGGAGAACAATTCATTGAAACCTTGACAACAGTCGAGGTACTAGATGATGACCCTTTGGCTTAGGGCGCGACTCGATCACCTATCTGATTGCTAAATTAAGTGTCAGACTCGGGATCGCGCCAACACAATTATTAGAGCTAGATGAAGTAATGCTAAGGAACTTAATTAGAGTTCTAGAAGAAGATGCGAAGGAGATAGCGAATGCCAACAGAAGTAAAGGGCGGCATCGCACTTCGTAAGGCATTGCGGAAGTTCACTCCAGACTTAGCCAAAGAAACACAAAAGGAAATGGCTACCCTGCTAAAGCCAATAACTGCTAAGGCGCGTGGCTTTATTCCTGGTACTGCTCCACTTAGCGGCTGGGGCAAGCCTGCATCTACTGGCAAATTTCCACGATATTCAGCTGGTGAAGCAAAGCGTGGCATTGGCTACAAAACAACACCTTCACGCCCTAATCGCAAGGGCTTTCGTTCTTTGGCTCAAATCAATAACAAGTCCGCAGCCGGTGCTATTTATGAAACAGCAGGTCGCTTGAACCCTAACGGTCGCGAACAAGCTAAAAGACGCGAAGTGAACATTCCTGGCATGAATTCAGTTTATTCAACCAGCACAGGTAAGAACTATGGCAAAAGCAATAACCCAGAGGCAGGTTCTCTATTTATCCAAGCCCTTAATGCGCAGGGTGAAATTAAGAATGCCTACACACGAGTGGCAGGTCAATCTGGTCGCGCTTCTCGTAAGATGAAAGGTCGCGCCATTTACCGTGCATGGGCAGAAGATCAAGGCAAGACCAATGCAGCAATTATAAAGGCAATCGAAGTTTCTCGGGATAAGTTTAATAAGGCGGTGGGATACTAATGGCTGATGTAAAAATAGATATAGCTGCCGAATTTACCGGCAATAAGGCATTCAAGCAGGCAGAAACCACAACTCAGAAGCTAGAGAAAAGCGTTGCAAAGTTAGGTAAGCAATTACTTGGAGTCTTTGCTGCTGGCAAATTACTGTCATTTGGTAAGCAATCAGTCAAGGCTTTTGCAGCTGATGAGAAGGCTGCACGATCTCTTACATTGGCTTTGGCTAATACAGGCAACGCATTCGCAGCCATCGAGGTTGAGAAGTTTATTGGTGACTTACAGCGCGCTACTGGCGTTCTTGATGACCAATTACGGCCGGCTTTTAGAACTTTACTTACAGCGACAGGCAATGTTAAGAAGTCACAGGATGGCTTAGCCTTAGCCTTAGATATTGCAGCAGGTACTGGCAGAGATTTAGGCGCAGTATCTTTGGCACTTGCAAAGGCTTATGGTGGTCAGACCACAGCGCTTAGCCGTTTAGGTGCAGGCTTATCTAAAGCCACACTTGCATCTGGTGATTTAGACTTAATCACAGCAGAACTTACAAAGAAGTTTTCTGGTCAGGCTTTAGCTGCTGCGGAAGGCTATGCAGGATCAATAGCAAAGCTTACAGTTGCTTCTGAAAATGCTAAAGAGATTATCGGCAAAGATTTACTTGACGCTATGCAACTTATCGCAGGCAAAGATGGCATCGGCGGAGCTACTACTGCAATGGAAGGCTTTGCAACTCAAGTCGGTAACGCTATCTATGGCGTAGGCGTTCTCATAGCCAAGTTAAGAGAAATACCTGGAGCAGGTGTTATATCCGATTTCTTAACAGCGCCTACTGGCGCATTAGCGTTGCTTTCTATGTTCGGTCGCAATCGCAAAGCCACAGCAGCAGGAACTCCAGCCCAATCGCCTGGACAACGCGCTGCAATAGACAAAGCCAACAAAGATGCGCTCAAAATACAAAGAGAACAAAATAACTTAAAGAAGATAGATAATGCCAATACAACTAGAAAACTTGTTCTTACAGGCGATGAACTAGCGTTAAAAGAGCTGGAAAAGAAGTTTGATGTAGAGCGTGTTGGCTTATATGCAGCACTAAATCAATCTACAAGCGAAGAAACTAATATGCGGCTTTTGTCACTTATTGCTATTAAGGATCAAAACACGGCTTTAGCAGGAATGATTAAAAAAGCCAATGAAACAGAAAATGCTTTTGAAGCGCTTATCGAAGCAATACGAGCGTCAATTAGATCGATGCTAGATAAAGTTGCAGCCGAAGTTAATCAGTTGCAAGCATTGACAACAACTGGAGCAAATACACCAATAGAACAGCAAAGAGCTATTGTTCGTGAAAAACTTAATTTAGCAATGCCAGACCTTTCAGCACTCCAAAATAGGATTGCAATGAGTAATGCGTCAATAGGTGGAGCTTCTAACATGTCACCAAACATCAATATACAAATTAACCCAGCGGTTGCAGGGCTTATCGATGTCATTCAGAATCAGTCAGCATCTGGCATTTCACCTACCGTCAATCGAATCAATAGTTCATATATCGCATGAGTTATCCAATCACAGTCAATACTGTTGTTGATTTCAGCAACGGTGCAACCTTTGGAATCCCTTTCACAATAGGTGATCCTGTAAATGGCATTCTTGGAACTGGCACACTTGGTGATGCAACTTCTGGGATATTGACAGTTGATGTATCTAATCAAGTGGGCAAAATTTCTATCAGGACAGGTTACAACCTTCTACAGGATCAGTTTGAAGCCGGTCAGGCAACAATTAGAATCTTTGACCAAAACGGTGACTGGAACCCGGATAACCCGTCAAGCCCATATGCAGGCAAACTTCTTCCAAACCGTAAGGTTCGTATATCTGCTACCTATGGTGCTAACACATATTGGTTGTTTAGCGGTTATACATCTGCTTACAACTATTCCTATCCTAAAGACCAAGAGCTTGGTTATGTAGATATTTCATGCACCGATGCTTTTAGATTATTTAACCTATCTAACATCACTACAGTCGCCGGAACTTCAGCTGGTCAAAAGACTGGTACTCGTATAGAGAATATCTTGAATCAAATTTCTTGGCCGCCAACTATGAAAACTTTAGACACAGGCGATACATCGGTTCAGGCTGATCCAGCGACAGCTAGAACATCACTCCAAGCCATGAAGAATTGTGAGTTCTCGGAGCAAGGTGCTTTCTACATATCAACCGAAGGTCAGGCTGTATTTAAGAGCCGCAGCAATCTACAGAAGATGGCTGGCGGTGCAGAAACTTACTTCTCCAACGCTGGTGATGGCATTGGCTATTTCAACATTACAACTGCCCTAGATGACAAGCTTGTAATCAATCAAGCCAACATCACCCCTATTGGTGGCACGACACAGAGCGCATCAGATGCCACATCGATTGCTACCTATTTCCCACACAGCATGAATCAACCCAACCTAGTCGTCCAGACCGATGCAGAAGCCCTAAATATCGCTAAGACTTATGTCGTGACTAGAAAAGATACATCGCTGAGAATCGACAATTTAACCTTAGATTTGACAACGCCTGATTACGCAGCAGGTATTACAGCAGCTTTGAGTCTTGACTATTTCAATGTGGTCAGAATCAAGAATGTCCAGCAAGGAACTACCTTCATTGAAAAAACGCTACAAGTTGTGGGAGTAGCCCATGAAATTACACCTACTGACTGGCGTACCAGTTTCATAACATCAGAACCCATCGTCGATGCTTTCATCATCGGCAGCTCGGCGTACGGTATAATCGGCACGTCGGCAATGACTTACTAGGAGAATATAATGGCAACAGGATTTCCAGCAGCAACAGGAGATGTTCTATCCGCTGCTATGTATAACGGACTAGTTTCATTCACCCTGAATGTACAAACTGGTGCAACCTACACAACAGTCTTAAACGACTCATACCAGGTACTTGTAACAATGAACAACGCATCTGCTAATGCTTTTAAGATTCCAACAAACGCATCAGTAGCACATCCAATAGGTACTGTAATTACAGTTCTTAACATCGGTGCTGGACTATGCACAATCTCAGCTGTAACACCAGGTACAACAACCGTGTTATCTGCTGGAGCAACAGCTGCTTCACCAACTCTCGGGCAGTACAAATCAGCAGCTTGCATCAAAACAGCAACTGATACTTGGTACGTCATTGGAGCAATCGCCTAATGATTGGCAATTTAGTTACTTCTCTAGGATCAGGAGCTGTACCAGTAGTTTTTACTACTGAGTATCTTGTGCTTGCAGGTGGCGCAGGCGGTGGAAGTTACGGCGGTGGCGGTGGAGCTGGTGGTTATAGAGCATCCAGTCTTAGCACTTCAACAACTTTGAGTTATACATGCACAGTTGGTGCAGGTGGCGCAGGCGGTGGTTCTAACTCAGATGGATCAAACGGTTCTAATTCTGTCTTTGACACAATTACATCTACTGGTGGTGGCGGTGGTGGTGGTTCAGCAGGCTATGGCGGAAACGTTGGCTTAAATGGCGGTTCTGGCGGTGGTGGCGGTATCAATGGAAACAACTCCACAACAAGAGCAGGTGGAAGTGCAAGTCCTGCTGGGCAAGGTTATGCAGGTGGTTCAGGATTTGGCAGCACATCATTAAACCGCGCAGCAGGCGGTGGCGGTGGAGCAAATGCTATTGGAACAGACGGTTCTGGAACTGCTGGCGGTAATGGCGGTAATGGTACTTCATCAAGCATTACGGGAAGTGCAGTAACTCGCGGTGGCGGTGGTGGCGGTGGAACTGAAGGTCGTGGTTCAGCAACTGCTGGAAATGGTGGAACAGGTGGTGGCGGTGCTGGTGGTGCTAGTACTGGAACAGCTGGAACAACAAATCTTGGTGGCGGTGGCGGT